AGCATTTTATGCTTAAGAAAATAAAAGAGTTAGCAAAGAAATTTTTTGACGGTGCAGGCGAATTTGGCGCAGGTATGCGTGCTTGGATAACTTTATCCGGCAGAGATATAAAGGCAGAAGAAAGCAACGGCTTTGCTTATGCGGCAGTTAGAGCAATAATAAACGCCGCTTGTAATGGCGAATTGCAATTAAAGAAAAGCGACGGGTCAATTATACCTTATGAAAGGAAAGGTGTAAACCCTTTGCTTGACTTGCTTTATCAGCCAATGCCTAGCATAAACGAAAACATTTTTAAACAAATTATAGTGGCGCAAATGCTATTCTTTGGCAATGTCTTTATATTAAAAGACGCAAGAGATAGCCAAGGCAGACCGACACGCTTGATACCTGTTCCGCGCTATTGCATAACCCCTTTCTTTGACGGTTATGGCTTTCCTTATGCTTACCAAATAAACACTCAAGCAGGCTCTTTTATCGTTCCTAAACAAGATATTATACACATTTACGAAGGCAACGAATTAGATTTATTTTGGGGGCAAAGCACAATGTTGCGCACTAAAATTGATAGCGACATTATGAATAATGCCAAAACATTTAACTTGGCTTTCTTCAGAAACGGTGCAACCCCCGGTGGTGTTATTACCTTCCCCGAAGGTCAAAGAGTTAGCGAACAAGAAATGCAAGAAATACTTTCATTCTTTAACGACCAACACCAAGGTAGCGCAAAGGCACACCGTACTGCTATATTGCAAAAGGGCGGCAAGTATGAAAGTTTTAAAACCACTCACAAAGATATGGAGTATGGCGAGGGCTTAAAATTCCACCAGCAACAAATATTATCTATTGCAGGTGTTCCCCCCGCCCTTGTAGGCTTATTTGAATTTGCGCCGCAGTTTAACACTAAAGAGCAACAAAAGATATTTTATGAAACACGCATTATGCCTATGATGCGTTTATTTGCTGACGCCTTTAGTGAGGAACTTGTACCCGAATTTATCAAAGATGAAAGTGCATATATTTGGTACGACTTCAGCAAAGTAAAAGCACTTGAGCCGGATTGGAACAGCCTCGCTGACGCCGCTTTAAAGTTAAGCCAAAAATGGCCTTTAAACGAGGTTAGAGATGTTTTAGGCTTACCCTTTAAAGATGTAGAAGGTGGCGATGAGCCGCCAAACCCCGTGCTTTCAGCATTTGGCTTAAACGCGCCAAAAGCCGACACAAAAGGCTTTAAAAAGGTTAGGTATATAAGACCTACCCCCGCGCAAATGAAACGCCACAAAGCGCAAAGGTTAGCATTAGTTGACGAGCAAAGCGAAATAATGCGCTCAAGTATTGAGAGCCATTTTGCTATGCAGGCCGATTTGGTTAAAAACTATTTGACCGATTTAGACAAAGATTTCAAATATGATGAGTGCTTTGGCTCTATGGAAGAGCAACGCGATTTATTATTAGTTGTTAAAGTACCTGCTATGGCTCAAATATTTAGCAACGCAATTAAGTTTGAGCAAGACTATTTGCAGAGTTTAGCACCTAGCAAAGATTATAAATTTACTGATAAAAAGGCTATGCAAGACCGCGTGCAGTATTGGGCCGAAGTACACGCTTTTAAATGGGCGGATAGCATAGAGCATACCACATTTGAGCGTATTGATAAGATAATCAAAGTCGGCTCACAAAACGGTATGACTAATCGTCAAGTAAACAATATTATTTTACAGTTCTTTAGCGCAGAAGGTTATGAGCCTAGCGACTTGACCGAAAACGACAACGGTGCAAGAATAAGCATATTAGATAGGGTTAAAACTATTGTACAAACTGAAACACGCTCAACTATTAGCGAGGCGCAATTAGAGGCTTTTAATAGCACGCCTTTTGTAAACGGTAAAGGGTGGATAACAACAATGGGCGTATCAGACCACCACGCAGGGCATTTAGAAATGGACGGACAAGAAGTACCCGCAAATGAAATGTTTACAAACCCTGTTACTAATCAGCGAACATTAGCACCCGGTCAATTTGGCACGGCAGACCAAGACATAAACTGCCTGTGCGATATGTACCCTGTTGTTATTGATGAGGACTAAAAAAGATATGGAAACTAATAAAAAACAAATCAAAGAATATGTAGGCAACAAAGAATTTGAACTTGCCGATTTCAAAGCAGTAGAACGGGCAGACGGTGCGCTTGAGATTAGCGGTTATGCTAATACAAAGCACGTCGCTGATAGATATGGCGATATACCAACCGAATTTAACCGTTCTTATGTTTACGACATAGTTGAGTTTTTAAAAAACCCGATTATGTTATTAGACCACAATGGCGAAGTTAAAAGTGTAGCAGGCTCTTATGTTGAGTGCCGTGAAGATGAAAAGGGTTTATTTGTCAAAGGTTTATTTACTAAATCTGACTTCCCTATTATGAAACACGTTCGCACTTTAATTAAAGAAGGACACTTAAAAACTTTCTCTATCGGTGGCAGGTGGATGTATGAGGACTTGGAAAACCCAAATCATTTAACATTAGCCAAAATATACGAGATTTCAATTGTAGCAGTTCCGGCTGATCCAAACGCTACATTTGCGCCTGTAAATGAAAAAGACGCACCTAAAGCAGAAGTAAAGGAAGAAAAGCCGCAACAAGCCAAAGAGATTAACTTTAAATCTTTGGCAGACAAGATTACTTTGTTTGAAATAAAACAAAAACTAAAAAAAGCCCGCAATATCGGGCAAGGAGTTAGATAATGGACGAAAAAAACATCCAAAATCAGCCCGCTGATAACGGGCTTAATGAAGTATCCGCCAAAATGGATACCTTACTTGAAGGTTTAGAGAACTCTAAAACCGCTCAAGAGAAAGCCGCTAAAGCCGCAGAAGATGCAAAGGCATTAGCACAAAAAGCACTTGACGAGGCAACTGCCGCAAAGAATGCACATCCTGTAAACTTTGCACCTGCAAAAGCCGAAAAAAGTGCTGAAGAAAAGAAAGCCGAAAAAGCGGAAAAAAGCATCTCATTTAAAAACTTTTTAAATGATGTTAAAGCCGCCAAATACGGTAATGTTAAAGCCGCTTTACAAGGTGGCGCAGTAACAGGTTCTTATTTAGTACCGGAAGATTTTTTACCGGAACTTGTTGACTTGTTAGAAAAATATCCTTCTTATGTAACTGAAGCACGCAGAATTCCGTGGGGTGCGGCAGGTAACACTCGTGTTATTCCTAACCTCGCAACACGTCCGAGCGTTGCTATTACAGGCGAAGGCGAAGATAAGGTTATTAGTAACCCTTCTTTTGGGCAAATCACACAAAAATTGTCCAAACTTACAAGCGCAGTTGTTATTACAAGAGAACTCATTGAAGATGCAGGTATTGATTTAGTTGCTTTATTGCCTTCTTTAGTTGCACCTTCTTTCGTTGATGCATTAAATACTTGGTTATTTTCCGGTCAAGGCGTAACCCGCCCCGGTATCTTCACCGCATCAGGTGTACATACCCCGACCGTTGCCAATGTTACTGACTTGCTCAACTTAAAATATGCAGTTCCGCAATTTGTAAGGCCGCAAGGTAAATTCTATGTTTCTAATGACATCTATGCACAACTTGCCTCACTCTCAACGTTAAGCGCGCCGAAATGGCTCACTTACCAAGACGGTGTAATGAGAATTGACGGTAACGAAGTTGTCAACCTTGACAGCGCAGTTATCGGTGCAGACGGTCGTGCTTGCTTTGGTAATCTCAATATCGGTGCTATCTTATCACCTAAAACCCCGAGCGGTTTTGCTGTTAGATACTCTGATACCGCCACTATGGTTGAAGGCACAGGCGATGATGCAGTTGTACATCACTTGTTCCAACAAAACAAAGAAGGCTGGATATTTGAAGCAAGAACTGAACTCACAATCTTGGGTTCTGTTTGGGCAAAAGCCGTTCTCAGCGAAGAAAGCGCAAGTTAATTTTTCGCTCAATACAAGGGGGCAGGTTAATACTTGCCCCCTACAATAAAAGAGGTACAAAATGAAAGCAAGAGAATTAAAAAGATACGAAATATTAAAATCATTTGGTAACTATAAAAAAGGTGAATTTGTTGAGTTTTATGCAGACGATGAATTTACCGAAAAATTACTTAAAAACAAATTGATTAAATAACCCGAAAGTTTCAAATGCTTACCCCTAGGGGAAAGCACGAGGTCGGTGGGGCGTGAAATGCGCCCCAACCCCGACCACAAAAGGAGTAAAAATATGAATTTTGAACTTAAAAAATACAGAGTAGTTAAAAACTTTGGCAATTATAGGCAAGGCGAAATAGTTGCTTTTAACGGTGCAGACGCTGAAAAATACGCAGATAAACTTTGCGATTTAACAGTAATTAAACCCATAGTAAAAGAAACAAAAGAGCAAACTGTTATTGAAACTAAAGCCGCACCCGTAGAAGAAGTTAAAGAAGTAAAGAAAGTAAAAAGAACAAGAAAAGCAAAAAAATAGGAGTTATTAAATGAGTAATATTATTCCGGCGGCAACAATAACCGCGATTACAGGCGCAACAGCAAGCGATGAAATAGCAAGACAGGGCGAGGCAGTAATACAAATGCTTGAGGCTTATATGGGCATTTTACTTGTAAAACGCGATATTGCTGACGAACTTATTACAGTTACTTATGACTTTAGCCGGATAATAAAACCCAAATTTGCACCTATCAATAGTGTTACATCTTTAGAAGTAATTACCCGCGAAGGCACTTATAAAGCCGATACACGTACTTTAAGCGTTGGCAAGTTTACTATTGAAATGTTGCCGCAATTTTGGTTTTGCTTTCCGGTGCAAGTTTTACCCAAAGCAATAGCGGCGGTTAAATTAAGTTATAACGCAGGTTATTATAGCACTTGGGCAGAATTACCCGCAATATTGAAACAAGCGGCTTTAGAGTTGCTTAAATACTTATTTGCAAGTGGCCTAAAGGCAGGTTTCCAAAGCGAACATTTAGGCGATTACTCATACACAAGAGGCAATATTGTAAGAGGTTTACCCATTGAAATTGCCTCTATGCTTGACGGAGTTGTTTTATGAGTTTTGAAGGGTTATTAAATGATGTTTGCAATATCTATACCCGCACCGAAAGTATTGATGCAGATACAGGAGAGCAGATATTTACAAACACTTTAGTAGCCGAAAATGTGCGTTGTGCTTTGCAACATAGCGGCGGTGGTTTAACAAGGACTGAAAGATTAGTAAAAAGCGATAATACCGACCGCTTATATTTATTACCACTCGCTTTTGAAATTAAGAAACAAGAACATATCGTTACAGTTAGAGGCAACAGTTATCGCGTAAGAGAAATAATAGACATGGGCGGTCGCAAAAGGTATTTAAGATTAGATTTAGAAAGGGTTAATTTAGATGATTAAACTTACTGTTAAAGGCTTTAACGCTATATTAAAGGCGGTTGACGAAGAAGAACGCAATATTTTAAACAGTATGGCCAAAGCACACAGTAAGGTAGCAAGCGAGGCAGTAAAAGTTTTAAAAGTCGGTTTAAGCCAAAGAGCGGGCCGAGATTACAAAGATAAAAACTATGCAAACAGTCCGCAAGGCTCTTTACCATTTATGCACACAGGCCGTTTGCGTAACAGTATCGGTTTTAAATTGTTAAGGCATGGCAAGACGATTTTTAGCGAGGTTGGTAGCGGCGCAAGCACAAGCCCTATTGACTATGCAAAATATTTAGAAGGCGAAAACGGAAAAGGTATAAGGCCGTTTTTATGGGCGATAGAAGGTATTTATAACCCAAAGAACATTTTAAAAATGTTTGACGCATATTACAAGGTGCAATTAGGCAAATGATAGAAAATATCGTATTAAACGCATTAAAGGCAGACACAACACTTAAAACTTTGCTAAACGGGAAAATATACCCCGATGTAGCGCAAGTTAAAACGTTGCCTTGCGTGGTTATGGAAAGCGAAAGCCCAACAAACCCAACAAATGACCCTTTTTATTATGTACAAAATTTAACCTTTGAAATTTACGCAAGCACCGAAAAAACATCGCAACAAATACGCGATAGATTTTATGAAATACTAAATCAATTTGACAAGTATTTTAAATCGGGTGCTAACGGTGTAATTATCAGGGAAGCGCACGCCGTATATGCGAGCGTGTCAAATCATTTTCCGCTTGATAACGAACAAGCGAAAGAGAAAGTCGTAAGTTTTGACTTTCATTTTACTAAATGCGCTAATTAGGCGCAAGGAGCAAAACAATGGCAGACTGTAAAAACATTGTAGTATCAGCAGTTGAGAAGATACTTATTGCGCCACTTGGTGCAAGCAAATCTGAAGCAACTGACTTGGGCTTTACAGGCGATACTGTAACCTTCACATCAGCCGTTACTTATAACGAAGTACGCGTTGACCAAAGATTAGGCATCGTCCGCAGAGTACCGACCGAGGCATCTTATACTTTAGCAATTCCGTTAAACGAAATTACTATTGATAACTTGGCCTATGGTTTAGGCGTTGAGTTTGACGCAAGCGGTTATGCAAGCATCGCACAAGAACGCTACTTCCAATTATGGATAGAAACCAAAGGGCCGGTTGTTGAAGCCGGTGGTGCTAAATATAATCGTAGCATTTATATTCCTAAATTATCAGTTGGTGGAACTGCTGAAATCGGTTTCTCAAGGACTGATAAACAAACCGATAATTTGGAATGCACTATCGTGAATTGCGAAGATACCGGCATTTTCCAAGTTGTTGATAGCGAAGAAAGTGGGAGTTAATATGTCTTTCCTTTTTACCAAAAGTAAAAAAGAATTAGATATTAAAGACGCGCTTTTAAGAAAGGAAGCCAAAATCACTATCGGGGGCAAGCCGGTAGTGATTAAGGCTTTCAAATTAGCGCAAGCATTATTGCTAATTGAGGCATTAAAGCCGAACTTGGACTTATTAAAAAATGACTTACCGGCTTTTAACCGCTTTCTTTTAGCCAAAATGCCCGAAATTTTAGCCTTTTGCGTGCCGGATAGGAAGATAAGCGCAGACAACATAACTTTGGCAGAATTTGCCGATTTGGTACTTGCAATATACTGTGTAAACGATTTAGAGCGTATAATTACAAATTTTACGATGGCGGTGCAGTCAATACAAAAAGTAATGCCGGCTTCGGCTACATCGCCAAAACAATAAACGAGCATTTTGGTGTTAATGTAAAAGATTTAAGTTTAACCCAAATAAATGCGTACCTTATAGAGTTAGTTAAAGGCATAAAAGAGCAACGCGAGGCGCAAAAAAAGGCTTTGCCAAGCAGAACGGTAAACCCAAACGATTTAAAAAGCCTTAAAAATGTAGGCTTTAGTTTTAAAAGAGTAATTAAAAATGGCAGAAAATAAAAAAGCAACTATACAAATTGAAACCAAGTTTGACGGAAAGCAATTACAAACCGCCAAAAAACAGGTTGAAGAAGTAGCCAAAGCGACGGAAAAAGCACAGGACGCAATAGAGCAAAACTCCGTTGCCACATCTTCATTTAGTTTAAAAGCGGTTGCGGCTTGGACTGCCGTAGCAGTAGCAGTAAAAAAGGCTTATGATTTCGCCAAGCAAAGTGTACAGGCATACTTAGAAAATGCACGCGCAGTTAATATGCTTGAAGCGTCTTTTAAAGCCGTTGGGTATACTTCTGCCCAAGCGATGAAACAGGCCAAAGCCTTTGCAAGCGAAATGCAGAGCCTTACCGGCATAGCAGACGAGGCCTTTTTAAACGCACAAAGGTTGCTCGCAAACTATGGTGTGGTTGGTGCTAAAGCGCAGGAAAGTATAAGGGCGGCTTATGCCTTATCGGTTGGCGTTGGTATGGACTTTGAAAGTTCTTTATTACAAATTGCCAAAGCGGCCGCCGGCTCTACTTCCTCATTATCACGTTATGGCATAGTTTTAGGCGACGGTGTCAAGTCAGGCGAAAAATTTGACGCAGTTTTAGCGCAAATCAATAGCAGATTTGGTGCGGCGGCTCAAGCGGCTATGGATGACACCATAACCAAAACAAAAGCCCTTGCAGAAGAATGGGGCGATTTCAAAGAGTTATTAGGCAAAGAACTTGAGCCTACATTTAGAAGAATTATAAATTATTCACGCGAATTTGTACAAGGTTTAAGCACTCTTTTTAACCAAGACAAAGACCAAAAGAAATATGCCGAAAATCTTTCTAAAATTGCCGTATTACAAGAAAGAATAAATAAGGGATATTATAAAGGCTACACATATAAAAGGTTAGAAGAACTTAATGCCTTAAAGCAAGAAAACTTTGAACTTGAAAGAAAATTTGAAAAGCAAATAAGGGAAACAAGCGAACAAGCCAAACAAGCGGAAATACAAGAAAAGAAAGTTGAAAAGCAAAGGCAGTCCGTTGCACTCGCGCAAGAAGAAACAAAAGCGGCGGAAGATAATTTAAAAGCGCAACAAAAGATTTTAGACAATATGGGCTTATCATCTTCAAAAGATTTGCGCGGTTGGGGCAAAGCAAGCGAAACAAGCGAGCCCGCACCTACTGATTTAGAAGTTGCCGCCGGTGGCGGAAATGCTTTAGCAAATGCTGCTGATAGTGTGGCAAGGTACGCAAATGAGCAAGCTGCATTAGAAGAATTATATAACGAAAAAAAAGCATATATTGAGCAAGAAATAACCGACGAGCAATTAAAAAACGAGGCCTTAACTAATTTACAGACACAATACCAACAGCAACAACTTATTTTAGATAAAAACCAAGCCAAAGCAAGACAACAAGTTTATGCGTCTATGTGGGGTGCGCTTACTAATTTAGCAAATAGTAGCAATAGAAAAGTTGCGGCTATCGGAAAAGTTGCAAGTGTAGCCCAAGCCACAATGTCAATGTTTACAGGTGCGGCTAAAGCCCTTGAGTTGCCCTTTCCGGCAAACTTGGCGGCAGTTGCCACAGTATTAGCGCAAGGTGCTATGCTTGTAGAACAAATACAGTCCGTTAAACTTGCTAAAGGTGGTTTAGTTAAAGCCGTTACGGGCGGTGTTAATACGGTTATCGGCGAGGGCGGAAGTGATGAGGCAGTTTTGCCTTTAGACAATACAACTGCCATGCGCAGAATTGGCGACGCAATAGGTAACGCAGGCGGTGTTGGCGGCGGGAATGTGGTAGTCAATATAAATGTACAAGCCACCGGCGGTGTACAGGCGATTTTAGAGCAATTAACGGAAGCAAGCCGTAACGGTGTTGTAGAGGCGTTAGAATTTGCAAACTTAAATTATAAAGTCGGTGCAGAACAACAAGGATTAAGTGTATGAAACCTTATATATTTTTAACTGAAAACTATTTAAGAAATGTTGTAGACGGAAATAATGAAATTATAGACGGTGTAAATATAAACACAAGCACCTTGCCATATACTTTAACTGTTTACTTTACTGACCGCTATGGCAACGCAATAAACCGCGTTATTGATACATTTATTTTAAATAATACAAACATAAAAAATATGACGGTTGCCGCTTTAGTAAATGGAAACTATACAAATATTTTTAGTATATCCGGCAACACACAAAGCACCGTTATAATCAAAAACGAAAGCGCAACAACTACAAACAGTTTGCAAATAACGATACCCACAACAAATAACCCTGCCACAGTTTACGCGCAATTAGGCATTTATGCCTTTATTTGCAACTTGTGCGCCTTAACTGATAGCGATTATAAAAAAGACGCGAATTATGGCGGTTATCGCGTAATTGACGGCTCTTTTATACATTATGCCGATTATAATAAATGGGTTGGCAAAATTAAAATGGAAAACTTGCCACAAGAACAGTTTAACCTTTTAACAAATCAAACTGACGAATATGGTGAAATGACGGTTATACCTTACCAAGATTTAGAGGCAAACGGTGTTTATGAGTGCGCTGTAAACCGCGAATATTCTTGGGGTTTAGACCGCAAAACATCTTTATTTAACTTAACATTGGAGTTAAACGAGTTATGATAAACCTAAACGCGCAATTACAAAGGATAATGGAAGGCCAAAATTTAGAGGGCTTAAAACCTTTTGCGCATCTTTATCGTAATAAATGGGTAGAAGAAGAAAGCGGAAGTGGCGAGGAAAGCGGAAGCGGTTACACAGCCGGACATTTTGAACTTGAAAGCACGCCGCTTGATATATCGTCAATGATAGTTAAACCAAACACGCTATCAATGACTTTAGACGTTACCGAAATAGCGCAGTATAACGCAAATAACGTTACTTTAACTTTAACAGACCCGTTTAATCGTTTTATAGAAGGCACGCCTTTGAGTTATTTTCCAAACGGTTATCAGTTATACGGTAGCCGCGTAATACTTTATTACGGCACAAGCACCGCTGATATGGTGTCCTTATTTGTTGGTGTAATTAAAGATTTACCGACGCACAAGCCGGAAAGTTACCAAGTTGATTTAAAACTAATTTCCCCGCTTGAATTATTAAATGATATTGAGGCCAAAGATTTTTCAAATAAATATACCAGCGAAATATTAACCGCAGATGGTTATGACAGTGACAATAACCCTATTTACAAGACTGCTAACACAGGCGTCGGGGGTTTTAATGCTGTATATGCCGACGATGTAAAAATATTTGAAGGTGTTGATTACGAGGTTAGCCAAACAAACACTTTAGGCTTTCCTGCTTTAGTAACGATTATAAATGCAGAATATTATAACTCTACAATTACGGCAGATTATTATTGTTGGAAAGCAGGCTTGACGGTTGAGCAAATTGTAGCTGGACTTGTTGCTTTAGGCGGATATACCACAAATACCGATATTAGAAGTGTAACTTGGAATTATCTTGTTAGAGGTCAAAGGCCATTAACTCAAGCGGCTTTTACATTGTGTTATAAAAATGACGGCAACGGGAATTATGTTTATAGCGGAAATAGTGCTTTTTCGGGCGGAGCGATTACAACAAGCGGTACTCATTTAAGATATAGCAAATTTCCATCTAATTATGAAATACAACTATTTTTAGGTAGTGGGGCGACAAATTATGCCGCCACTTATTTTATTGGCGACTTTAATAGCGATAATGATATATATAATGGATATGCTATTAGTATGTCTTATAGGGCCATGTTTTCGCCACAGTTTAATTTTACAATATTTAAAGTAACACAAGGACAACAAAGCAATATAGGCTCTACAAGCCAACATAACCCTATTAAAATTAAAAAAGAAGGTAGTTCTATATCTTTTATCATAGGTTCTTACACTTTAACTGATACCGTTAATTTTAACGGTACAGGTACTTATAATGAAGGTGTTTCAAGCACTTATTTAAACTATGTATTTTTAGCCTCAACTTCTTTAAAAGATTTAGATAGCGGAATAACTTTAAATAATGCCGGTATAGGTTTTGCACCTTTGAGTAAAAATACAGCAGATGATGTTTGGGTTTCTTTACTTGCTGATTTTTCGACGAGTGGCACAACTTATACAGCGGGTTACAGAGTAAGCGATGATTTAATAACTTGGTCTGAGTTATATCCTATTGAATTAGGCGCGAATATCGGCGAAACTTCGGAATACATACAATATTATTTATACTTGAACAACCCTTCTGATACTGTGAATATTTTAAATTGTGCCAGCGAAGTGATTTCAAACGAATTGCAATTAAGATTAGTCAACTTATCAGGCAAGACAGTATTGGAAGCCCTGCAAGACTTCGCTTTAATCAGCGGTTATGAGTTTGGTGTTGATAGGCAAGGCACGTTTTTCTTTAGGCCGCGCTCACAAAGTACAACACCTATTTATCAGTTAGGCCATAGTGAAATTGTAAAAGTTGATACTGTAAAGAAAAACTTAAACGATTTCTTTACAAAATTAACCTTATCTTTCGCACAAATACCTTTAGAATTTTACGCAGACGAAGGCGAAAGACCGACACCTGTTGACCGCTATGGCGTTATAAATAAAGAAATAGACAAGCCGGAAATAGTAAATTACGATAACCCCGAACTTGCGCAAGCCATAGGCCCGCAATTATTAGCACTTTATAGCAGTTTGGCTGATGTTATACAAGTTACTGCTAAACTTAATTTATCGTTAGAATTAGGCGACATTGTAAACCTTAAACGAAGTTATGAATTAACGGTCAACCCACAAGATAGCGATTACGGCAAATTTATCATACAAAATACATATTACCGCGCTTGCAAGATTACCGGCATAAATTACAACTTTAGCAAAAAGCAAATGACATATACTTTGCGCAATGTTAGCAATGCAAATAATCAGCCGCGAAATGAGGAGAGTGCTTCATAATGGATATAATATACCCCTATATTAAAGGCGACGACGAGATTATTTACAGTTTGCGGAGTTTAGTAAATATACCGCATAATACTGTTTATATTGTCGGCGAAAAACCCGAAGGAATTGACCTAAAAAAGGTCTGTTATATTCCTTTTGCACAAACAAAAACTAAATATAAAAACACTACGGAAATATTAAAAATGATGTGCAACAATTCTTTAGTGAGTGATGATTTTATTTTAATGAACGACGATTTTTTTATATTAAAAGAAATCAAAAACCCCGCCGAAGAATTAAATTTATACCGTGGAAATGCTTTTAAAGTTTATGAACATTATGTGCAAAAATATGGGGAAAATGGTTATTCAAAAGGTATGCTTGAAACCGCGAAACTTTTGCAAAAAATGGGAATTGCTTATCCTCTTGGCTATGAATTGCACACTCCTTTTGTTTTTAATAAAAGCAAGTTTTTAAAGATGTTTGAGTTGGAAGGCGTGGGCGATATTTTGGCTTTGCATAAAAGAACTTTATACGGTAATTTGTACCTTAAAGGCGGTATTTCAATGAAGGACGTTAAATTATTTGCCTTTAGCGGGACGAATATTGACGCCGAACAAAAATTTGTTTCTTGCTCTGATACGGCGTGGGCAAATTTAAGAATTTATTTGCAAAAAATGTTTAACACAAAATCTATATATGAGGTATAAAAAATGAGCGAAATTGACGCGAATATTTTAGTAGAAGGACAAAAGACCGTTGCGACCGTACCGCAAGAAGGGGAAATTGTTAAAGACGGCGGCGCGACGGACGCCACTTGCGTTGTGCAAGGCGGCGACGGCAAATTGCACAAGGCCGTCAAAATTGTAAACCTTGATGATGAGCCCTCATCTAAAAGCGAAACCGACGCACAAGTTTTAAATGGCAACAACGAATTGGTGGTAGTTGCAGAAGATAAGGACGGGGAAGTAATTTACAAAAATGACAGCGAAGTGGATTTTCATTGCCTTGTTAAAGGTGATAATGATGAAAAACAGTTGGCTGTTAAAACCGTAGAAATTGACGGGGAAATAATTAAAACAGGTGGAGCGACTGACGCTACTTGTCTTGTGCAAGGAAGCAATGGCAAGCAATTAGCGGTAAAAGTTTTTAATGCTGGTGGCTCTCAAGGTTGGAAAGGAAAGCCAGAAAGTTGGCCAGATATACGGGAAAATCTTATTCCAAATTCTATACGCTTATTAGCAGATGAGCGTTATCCGTTAGGCTTTACAGCAACTGCAACAGGGGGATATACAGTCAAAATTGACGGAGAAGTGAAAGGCACTTACGCAAGCGGCGCACAATGCTCAATACCTCAAACTGATTGGCCTAAAGGACCTATTGACAGTTTAACTGCATACGGCGCAACGGAACAAAGGAACTTGCCTGTTGGGTACACGGAGTATGACGGTCTTATCGGTGACGGTACGGCATATATTGACCTTAATTGTACTCTTACACAGGATGACGAAATTGAGATTGAATTAAGTATATCAAGTGCAACTACAAGCAGGAATTTATTTGGCTATCGTAACAGTGCAAGTTCTAATAATATATCAGTATTATTTGGTAGCGCTGGAACTCTTGTAGCAGACTTTAATAGTTCAGATTATGTTACATATAGATTAAATGAAACAGTAAACGCAAATACAAGATATAAGCTTGTTATCAATAAAACAGGCAGATATTTATATCGAGCGGATAACGGCTCGTTAGTTGGTAGTAACACAAATGCTTGTGCTGATACAATAAGTTGTTTGTCAACATATTTATTTAACACAGCGGGTTCGCCTGGTGCTACTGCTAAATTTGATGGTACAATCCATAGATGTTTAATTAAAGGCAAGAGAGATGTAGTGCCGTGCGGTAACGGTACGGCATACGGTATGTATGATAAATTGAATAGTGTATTTTACCCTAATACAAATACAGGGGGTAGTTTTACTGTCGGTAATGCCGTAACGCCTACACCTGATGTACCGATGGACATTGTTTGCAATAACGGAGTGGTGAAGGTATCACCGAACTTGCTAAATGAAAACACTATAACTTATGGTGGTTTCATTTCCACAGACGGAAGTTGGATTAACAACAATGACTATGGTGCATCTGATTATATCCAAATAAAGAATGGTGTAACTTATGTAAAATCAAACATAACCAGTCAAAGTGTTGCATTTTATAACGCAAGTAAAACTTTTGTAGGAAGATTAAATGTTACTTCCTTTACTGCAACTTATGATGGATATGTCCGTATAAATTTAAGTGCAACAGATACAGATATGCAATTTGAACAAGGAAGTACGGCAACGTCTTATATGGCATACGGTCAAATCTATACAGACGGCACTGTTGAAACGATTGGAATTAAAGATTCTAATAATTTGTTGCCAGTAGATGCACAGCCTGATGTGTTATACCCTGTTACAGTTACAGCCGCAGGGTTTTGGACAGCATCGGCAAATGTCGACAATGGACAAAACCTAGCAGCGTGTGAAATAAGATACTATAATGCAGACAAACAACAGATAAATTATTATACAATGAACGAGCATAGTGATGGCAGAATGTATAGAACATTTAGTGTACCAACCTCAACAAAATATGTATCAATAAGCCTCAAACAAGTCTATGCTACTACACCTGTTACGGAATTAAAGGTTGAAATAGGCGATACAATGACACCATATTACAACGGTGGTACTGCAACTGCTGAAATGCTGTTAAAGGTAGGCGATTACCAAGATACACAAGAAGTGATTACGGGTAGTGTTACAAGACGTATCGGGATTAAGGTGTTGGACGGAAGCGAGAATTGGGATTATGCGTCTGCAAGATTTAATTTAGAATTATCTGATAAAATCAATGCCAAGGCGAATGTGTTATGTAATTGTTTTGCATATTCTTCTGAAACATCTGCAAATATGCCTGATTTATCAATTGTATCTTATACATCAAGAAATATCGGAGTGCGTTATGATAGATTTACATCTGTTGCACAATTTAAGCAATGGCTTGCCGACCAATACGCCGCAGGTACACCTGTAATCGTTGTATATCCTCTTGCAACACCTACAACTGAAAGCGTAACACCACAAGCATTAACAGGTACACAAGCAGAGGTTACGGCAGGCAGTATATCTGACCTACAAATCACTTATACTAATGCCGATAGTGGTTACCCTATTGATTACCCTGTGGGTGCAGAAACTGCCCATATAATTGATATTTACCCTACTACTGAAGGCAATAATATAACTGTTTTTAAATGTCAAAAAGTAGGAACTTCTAGCGGTTATGAAGAACAAGGTGTTTTATGGACGCATTTTAATTTAACAAATACAATTAACCTCAATACAGGTTTAGCAGACGATTATTCACACCATAATAATTTAATGAAAGCGTGTACTGCTAAAAATAATGTAATTAAAATAAGCGGCCTAAATTCTTGCTTCCATAATATGCGAACTTTAGAATATGTACCTACTTTTGACGGCGATAACAATATAGTAGATTTGTATGCTTCTTTCTATCTTTGTTTATCGTTAGAAAAAATAAATTTCAAAAATACAAGATTTAGAATAGGTGCAAATACCTTTAATAATGCTCAAGCACTTAAAAAACTACCTAAATTAGATTATTCCGATGCAAGAGAAATGCAAACTTTCCTTGAAACAAACACATCTTTAGAAGATACTGTCTTGGATGTTAGAGCGGCAACAGGTTTAAAAGTCATACAATGTACAGGTTGGTCCGAAGGTTTTATGAGCGGTTTTAAAGGTTTACGTGTATCAAGTTCTGCACCTTTCAGTGAATCTGCACCTCAAATTAGTGTATCTTATACAGGTATGGATAGAAGTGCATTAGTACAACTGTTTAATGATTTACCGACTGTAACGGGTGGGCAGATTATTAATATAACAGGTACGACAGGTTCCGCTGATTTAACAGATGACGATAAAGCCATAGCAACTGATAAGGGCTGGACAATCGCATTATAGGAGTTATTATGAAATATTTACTTATTGAAAACGAAGAAGGGCAATATATTAAGATAAACGGTACTGAAAGATATAACATCCTAGAGTGCCACGAAGCCATAGGCCCTAGGGCTAATGACTTCCAAGAGTATGCCAACATTGAACAAGCGATGAAAGCATACGGTGTGGAAGAATATCACGAACCTGTTATAGAAGAACCTCAAGAAGAAGAATCTGAACAACCTCAAGAGCAAGAAGAAGGCGAACAAGAAACTCAAGAAGAACAAGAAGAAGAAATTGAGGAAGAACAAGAGCAACCTAGTGAAGAAGAAAACACCGAAGAAACTGAACAGGAAGAACCTGTAGAGGTGGAAGAATGACACTAGAACTTTTTGGTGAAATAATTTTATTTATCTTTTCTTGCGGTGTTGTTTACGGGAAAATGAAATCTTTTGCCTCCGAAATGAAAGACTTTCGTAAAGAGTATAAAGAAGATATGAAAGCATTAACAAATAAAGTAGAAAAGCATAACAACTTTGACCGCCGTATTGTTGCACTTGAAACTGCTGTTGAAATATATCACTCCCAAGAAAGAGCGAAGGAGTTGCAAAAATGAAAGACGAAAAATTAACACCACACTTTACCTTCTCCGAATTAGTAGTTACTGATTATAAAGATTTGCAAGAAAAAAACAAAGATAAAGCACTTGAATATAGACCGCAAATACAAAAACTAGCAGATTTCGCAGAAAGGGTGCGTGAAATACTAGACGTACCTATGATAATTACAAGTGGTTTTCGGTGTGAAGAATTGAATAAAAGAGTTGGCGGAAGTGCTTTAAGTCAACACGTAAGAGCGGAGGCCATTGACTTTATACCGAAAACAATGTCTGCTTATGAAGCATTTGCAAAAATTATGTTAAGCAATATTGAGTACGGTCAACTTATACTATATACACGTGGCGTATCACATTTCTTGCATATAAGTATGGGTTCAAAAAGGCAAAAGATGTTTTCTATGAAAATGGGGGAATACGGAAATGTCTTATAAAGGACACGATTTAAGAACAGAGAGTATCTGCCTTAATTGCGCCAAGTTTGGCGACTGCAAATATGCTAGAGAAGGAAAGGCTATTTGTAATCACTTTGAAAAAAGTGACGACGACTTCTAAAGGAGTTACTTATGGCTTGCGGAAAAGGTAGAAAAAGAAAATAAACTATTTCCAAAATGGAAATAACCAATTATGCTAAACTCATTATTCCCAAACGGCTCTTTAAAGAGTGCAATTTAAGGACATCTTAAATAAGAATAATGACTTTTAGCAGATGTACGGAAAACTCGAACAACTGAACTTGTCGGAAATCCTTACAAGTTGAACTGTTCGGAAAAACCGAATAGTTGGCTACAAAATGTAGGAAACTGAAACGGATACAAAATGTAACCGTTTGAAACCGTGACAATTTACCACGGTTTGAACTGCCGAGGAATCCTCGGTAACTGAAAAAAGGAGAAACTTATGGAAGCATTAATTGCTTATGTTATAGCATTAGCAGATAAATACCCTGCCGTGCATTATATTGTTATCGGCATTGGCCTTGCATACGTGTTATTATCGGCATTAAGATTATTCTTAACCATTGTCTGTGACCTTACGAAAACAAAAAAGGACGATAAAATCATTAAAAATATTTTTGCCTTTTTAGACAAATACGCTTACGGCTTTGGTAAATTTGCCGAATATTATGAAACTCATCCTATCAAAAAGGAACAGAAAAAATAATGTCTTGGCTTAATATTATTGCCCCCATAGTCGTGGTTTTATTAGTTTTTGCCGCGTACTTTGGGGGCAAAGCGGCCGGACGTAAAGAGGCGGAATTAAAACAAATTAAGAAAGAACAGGAACAAAGCAATGAAGCAGATGACATTATTGATAATAACAATAATATGTCTCCTGACGATATTGACAATTGGCTGCGCGCACGCGCCAAGAAATAACGCGCCTGTCTGTCGGGTAAGTTTTGATTTAACGGACGAAGCCCTGCTGTCGCTCAATTTGCAAAACAAAAGAGCGATTAAAAGTTTTTATGAGGTTTGTAATAAATGAGTAAAGAAGAAATAAACGCTAAAATTAAAAGTTTAAAAGAGGAAAAAGAAAAAGTACACGGAACAGAATGCTCTGTGTACAGTCGTATTGTTGGATATTTAAGGCCTGTACAAAATTGGAATAAAGGCAAAAAAGAAGAATTTAATTTAAGAAAAATGTATGACAGAAGTGCAGGTATTAAAAAATGATAAAAAGAAATTCTAAAGGACAATTTGTCTATACAACAGGCAGAGGCAGATATTTACGCAAAATAAAAAATGGAAAAAATTGTCAATTACATCGTTTAATTTGGGAAGAACATTATGGAAAAATACCCAAAGGATATATTGTACATCACATAAATGGCAATAAACACGATAATAGAATTGAAAATTTAACTTGTATTTCTCACAAAGAACATAATATGATACACGCCAAAGATAGACCTATATGGAATAAAGGCCTTTCGGCTGAAAGTTCTAAAAAATGGAAAACAACACTTGAAAAAGCAATAAGAACAAGAGCCGAAAATTATTTTGATAAATGTAAACTTGCTAAAGAATTAAGAGGAAAAATGCCTGCCCGACTGGTAGCGCAAAAATTAAATATGTGTGAAAGACAAATATATATAATGTTGCATAGATATAAAGAACTTAAAAAGGCATTAAATTATTAAAAACAACACGATTAACCACCGCCGGACGTTTTCGGCAAGCGCACCTGTACGGGTAAGGGTGCGCTTTTTTTATGCTGCCAAAATGCTGCCAAAATGCTGCCGTGGTTACCTGTTATTATACCTCATTAAATTGTATTAAAATATATTAAATCACCGACGATAAAACCAATAAAAAAGGGCAGTTCTATTCTTAAAACCGCCCCCCGTCTAAAAGTACCCCCATACGGTATAATTGCCCGACGGAGTGTTGCCAAAAATGCTGACGTTTAGCATATTTTGGGAAGTTTAGTTATCGCAGATTTCAAGTCCGTTGGGGCAAGGTGAGCATATATTTCGGTCATCTGAATGCTCTGATGTCCTAACAGTTTTGAAACCTTATACAAGTCCACACCGTTCTGCACGAGGTGGCTTGCGAATGTGTGCCTTAATATATGTAAAGAGCCAACACCTTTTCCGGCACGCCGAAAAGGACTTGTTTTTAATGCTTTTCTAAATGCCGCAGTTAAAAAGTAGTTGTTATCACGGCGGCATTCGCCTAATGCTTCAATTACATATTCGCTCTTGGCTTGCTTTTGTTGTTTTTCAAGTTCTTTTCTTAAATCTACCGCAAGCGGTACATAGCGGTAATTCTCGGTCTTGTTTGGCGCGACATATATTTGATTATTCTTATAATCTATATCTTGCCATTTTAATGCCGCCATTTCCCCCCGCCTTAAACCTGCGCGGCAACCTAGCAATATAATCAATTTATAATCGGGTAAATACATTAATAACTGCTTTATTTCTTCGGGGGTGTAGAAATCTACCCTGCCGCGCTTTTCTTTAAAATTAGACACTTTGCGCCAATTTTGCGGCGGTATCATATCCCAAAATTCTGCCTGCCGCATAGCAGTTTTTAATGCTCTGATTTTCCTGTTAAGTCCGGGGGCATTTACGCTCTTTATTTTTGCCTTTTCCTTGACTGCAATTTCATCTATTAAAGACGGTGTTATTTCGTCAAGATACTTAATTGCTTTATGTTTTTTAAGCATATCAAAAGCGTGTTCAAAATGAGTTATAGTGCCTGTTTTACGCGTTGCCTTTAGGTAATCCATAAACCTAACTAAAAACGCTTCAAAAGGCATTCTGCCCGATTTTAAAGCGTCTTTATCGTCTGCTATCTTGGCGGCCTTGATAATTGCTACTTCATTATTTTTAGTATGCAAAGAAACTCGGCGGCGTTTTCCGCCGACGGTATAATCTGCATATTTCATACCTGTGCGCTTATCA